CTACAGCCGGATATGGGGCAAAAACGCCCTGATGATTTATGTGCCAGATAGGCCGTCCCTGCTTACTCCGGCTGCCGGTTATACTTTTGTGTGGCAGGTTGTGCCCAACGCGCTTCAGTACATCAAGCGTATGCGGGACGAGGAGCGTGAGGTAGACATCATCGAAGGCAACACCTATTTCGATCAGAAGGTGACTGGCGCCAACGCAGGACTCTTCCTAAGTGGGGCGGTGGCATAATGGCAAAAAAGTACTGGGCTAGACGACCGTTTACTTACGCTGGTCAAGAGTTGGACCGAGGGCAAATCACCGAACTCATAGGCGCACGAAATGACGAAAAACTCGTGCGCCTCGGCTACTTTGCCCCGGTTGAGAAGAAGGCCGAGACGTTTCAATGCGCCGTCTGCGGGGCTGAGTTCGTCGGTTACGCAGAACGTGAATATCATGGTAACAAGCGGCACTCCGATAAAGTGCTGACACCGGAGGAAGAGGATAGGCGCTTGGAACGAGAAGAGAAGTTAATGGAGCAGTTGGCCCCATTAAACGTGGAAGGCAGGTGAACTAATTGAACCGGCTAACTAAAGGGAAGGCTTTGGTTGGAAGCTTAGCCATTGATGGAAATCTAACCGTTGGTGGAACGTTGGGTTGCACCGGCGACTTTGCAGTCAACACGAACAAATTTACGGTGGAGGCGTCTTCCGGCAATACAAACATTGCGGGAACTTTAAGCGTTACCGGTGCCGCAACATTTACGGCAAGCATCGGCATCGGCACCTTTGCCAACTTTACGCCAGGCTCCGCTCCTGGAACCCCTGCGGAGGGCGATGTATATTACGACAGTACTGCCCACAAGCTGAAGGTCTGGACCGGCTCCGCATGGGAAACTATTTCCAGCGCTGCTTAGGTGACAAACTAAGTCAACTACCCCATAGCTAAAGCTAGGCTTGCGACTAACCTAAGCGGTCGCCGCGTTTGGCCGGTTGACTGCGGCCCTGCTCGCAAATATTGCGAGCAGCGATAACGTCTGCCGGGCCAGCGAACCCGCAGGACGTGCAGCAGAAATGCGCTTGGTCTGGACGGTTACGCTTGTCAACACAACCACAGACTGGGCAAGTGCGAGAGGTATTGTGAGGATGATTACCCGCGAGATGGTTCTAGAGAGGTTGGCGAAGCTGAAAGCGGAACGTGAACAGCTTATCGCCAACCTCAATGCTTATAACGGCGCGATTCAGGATTGCGAGTACTGGCTGTCCGTGCTTGAGGATGGTGAAATCAATGACGTGGAGCTACAACAGCAGCCTAACGACTGATAAAGATAAAGTGCGCTTTTATATCGGCGATATCGACCAAACCGGCCAGCTCCTTCAAGATGAAGAGATAAGCTTCTTGCTAGCTGAGGTGTCAAACGTGCTTTTGGCCGCTGCCCATGCTGCTAAAGCGGTGGCGGCTAAATTCTCTCGTCAGGCTGACAAGGCCGTTGGAGACCTGCGCATTAGCCTCAGCCAAAAAGCGCAGGCTTATATGTCCTTGGCAGCTGACCTGGAGAAGCGCGCCTTAACTTCTTCAGCCTACCCGACCTGGCAGGAGCCGGAAGAAGACGCGCGGTTTGAATTAGGCATGATGGAAAACGATTCTATTATAGCTGATGAGGATGGTGGCTGATGGCGCTGGAGCAGGGCTTTTTAGAATGGTTCAACCAAATAGTTACAATTGAGCCGTTTACCGGCGTCAATGCTTCCGGCGAGCCGCAATATGGAACTGCTGTCCAGCATTCCGCTTTTGTGCAACGCAAGACAAAGTTGGTGCGGGACAGAACAGGACAGGAAGCTGTCAGCACTGCGCACAATAGAAGTGCTTCCTGACGAAACCGGGAGCACGCATCACAAGGTGGTGAATACCTGATGAGCACGGTAACTATAAAGACTGCAAACGGCTACGACAAAACGCAAAATGCATTTGTGCTCCTAGATTTCTTATGCAAACGCTGTTTTGATGGCTATGTATACCACGGATATGCGAAATATACGATTGATGCCGAAGCAACCGCATATCTACAGATAAAAACAGGTGGCGACGCTGTATGTTTCATGGTTGATTCTATCGTAACCGATGGAGACAAAATGACGCTGAAGATGTATGAAGGGCCGACCGTGACAGACGGGACAACGGCTGTTCCGTTGATCAACCGCAACCGAACAAGCTCAAATACATCATCCGTAAATGCTTACTCCGACCCGTCGGGGATTTCCGGCGGCACCCAGATTGACGAGTTCTATGTTGGGGGAACCGTGGGACAAAAAATAGTCGGTGGTGACGTGCTTACAGCTCAGAAGCCGCTCCACTTCAAACCAAATACCGATTATGTCATATCGATCACTAACGATGGTTCCGCAAGCAGCACAATACTATTACGATTCTCAGTTATAGAAGGCTAGGCGACATTTCGATGAGGATAACAGTTGAGGTCAAGGGCACAAAAGAATTGCAACGCGCCTTGGAGAAGCTGGGCGGGCGGGCACAGGCTGAATTGGGTAAGGCACTGTACGCTGAGGCGGAGCTTATCATGACCGAGAGCAAGAAACAGGTGCCGGTGGATACGGGGGCACTGAGAGGTACTGGTCACGTCGAACATCCAGAAATCAAAAAAGGTTCAGTTGAAGTCGAGCTCGGTTATGGAGGACCCGCTGCACCGTATGCAGCAGCAGTCCATGAAGGATATGGTCCGCATGAGATCAGGGTACGTAGGAAGAAAACATTAGCAGTTCCAGCGGAGAAGTGGAAAGGGTATGCTAACAGCTACGATTCTGATCAGTTACCTAAGTACAGCAAGGATGGGAGATATGTCATATTGGGCAAAAAAGTGAGACACCCTGGGTTCAAGGGCAAAAAGTACCTTGAACAGCCTGTGAAAGAGGCAGCTCCAGGGCTGTCTTCGCGGCTGGCTGGGCGGCTGGAAAAGGTCTTGTCAAAAAATGTAGGGAGGGGATGATGGGATGGACCCCGCCATGGATGTGGCAAACTACCTGGAAAATCAAGGGATAGGAACAGTAAGCACGGATATCTTCATTGGTCACATTAGGCCAGCTTCCCAGTACGTGCCTGTGAACTCAATTTTTGTTCAGAATACTGGTGGCTATCCTCCACAGAGATTTTTGCAGACGGTAACGGAGCTCAGGCGCCCTAGCGTCCAGGTGCTGGTCAGGTGGAGCAGCTATGAGGCTGGCCAGGCTAAGGCAGAAGCAATATATGACGCGTTAGAATCTGCGAGCATCTCCGGTTACCTGGACATAGTAGCTGACCAGTCGGCGCCCATTTTTCTGGGACTAGATGAGAACAACAACTACGGGTGGAGTTTGAACTTTACCCTTACCTTTCAAACTTAGGGGATGGTGACTTTTGCAGGAATGCGTATGTGTATTAGATGACATCAAGGCTATTTGCAAAAAAGCAGGAATAGACCCGAGGAATGTTTATGAAATACGCATTACTCCAATCGAAATTACTTTTCATTGTTACGATCTCAAAAATGGCAGGCCGTATTTCAATGAACAAAAGGATGAAGTAGCTAAACTACCGCCAGTGAGTTTAAAAGTGAGGTGAGCTAAGTTTGGCTTTCAAACACGGCAGCAATGCACGGGTATACGTAAACGGTTATGACCTGAGCGCGTACCTGAAAAACTTCTCAACATCCGGCGAAGCGGAAACGCACGATGTAACTACTTTCACAGCAAAAGCAAAAAACTACATTGCGGGACTGAAAGATGCAACCCTGAGCGCAGACGGTGTTTATGACGGCGACACCGGAGCAGTAGATGAGATTATACAGGCGGCGTTGGGGCAGGACAGCAGCGTCTGGACTTACTTCCCGCAAGGAGAAACAACAGTTGGCGATGCCGGCTATGGCTTTGATGCCATAGAAACCAGTTATGAAGTAGAGACTCCTGTTGACGATGTAGCTGCTGTTTTCGCCGAAGCACAGAGCAAAACGGGGCTGGAAAGAGTTTTGACTTACCACCCGCTTGGACAAGAAACAGAATCGGGGAATAGCACCAGCATTGACAACGGTAGCAGCTCTTCAAATGGCGGAGTAGGATACCTACAAGTCACGGGACTTGAGGGCGCAGCGCCTACGCTGGACATAACGATCCAGCACTCGGACGACGACGGAAGTACTGACCCTTGGTCCGCTATTTGCACGTTTACACAGGTGACAGCCGCGAACAGCAGCGAGAGGAAAGTAATAACAGGCACAGTCAAGAGGTATACCCGTGCGGTATGGACGTTTGGCGGAACTATAACCAGCGCAACATTCAGCGTTGCATTTGGAAGAAAGTGAAGTAAAGGATAAAGGAGGAATGAACAATGTCGTTTTCCCATGGCTCTACAGCGGTAATAAAGTTTGGCACTTCGGGAGCAACCAGCACACCTACTGATATTTCAGCATATGTTAAGAGTGTTTCCTTCCCAGAAGAGGTTGAAACACATGAAACTACAACCTTAGGTGCGACTTCAAAGTCTTATATTGCGGGGCTGAAGGATGCCACAATCAGTATTGACGGCGTTTTTGATCCGACTGTAGACGAACACCTGAATGGTATTCTAGGACTGGAAGTGGCCTTTGAATATTACCCCCAAGGGACTGACTCCGGCAGTGTGAAGTACTCGGGCCAGTGCATTTGTGTCAGTTACGAAGCTGAAACGCCTGTCGATGACGTAGGAACGTTCTCGGCGGAGTTTCAGGTAAGCGGGGACGTAAGCCGTAGCACAGTACCATAAGTAATAGTTTTTTAGAGGGTCTAGCTTGGCCAGCGAAAAGGTGTGTTCCTGGACACCCGACCCTCTTAATTGCCAGGCCACTACAGGAGGTGGAAATTTTTGAAAGAAATTCCGCTTACTAGAGGTATGGTTACTGTTGTTGACGATGAAGATTATGAACAACTAGCTGCGTTTAAATGGTATGCTAGAAAACACAGAAATACTTGGTATGCAGTTCGTAATGCTTATTTAGGTAACAATAAATGGGTTTATTTAGCTATGCATAGAGTTATATTAGGAGCTGGTAAAGGCCAAGAAGTAGATCACATCGATGGCAATGGGCTAAATAATACCAAGGCGAATCTTAGATTATGTAACGACATGCAAAATGCACAAAACCGGAAGCTAGGATGGGGTACTTCTCCTTATAAAGGTGTGTCTTGGTTTGCACAAGGGCAAAAGTGGAGGGCAGAAATAACGTTAAAGGGAAAGCGATATTATTTGGGTCTTTTTGATGATGAAACTGAAGCGGCTCGGGCATATGATAGAGCAGCCGTGAAGTTATTTGGAGAATTTGCCAAGCCAAATTTTCAAGAACAGATGGGAAGTGATAGTTAATGGAAAAGCCTAGTAAAATCTTGACATTTGACGAAATCCTTACAAAGAGTTTGCGCACGCAGGAAGTAGACATAAAAGAATGGGGCGGTAAAGTAAAAATCAGGGAACTCACCAAAGCCGCCCGTGATCGGCTAAGCAAACAGGCGACTATTAACGGCCAAGTCGACCCCGACAAACTACAGGTCCTGATGCTGGCCGAATGTCTAGAAGAACCTAAAATCACGGTAGAGCAGGCACAGCAACTGTGGGAGAAATCAGCCGCGGCAGTGGACAAAATCCTGTTCGCTATTTTTGATATAAACGGTTTGGGCGAATTAGTACAGAAAGAAATACAAAAATCCTTTCGTGCTGGGAATGAAAGCTCCTAAACAATATCCTGAGCAGGCGGAAAAGGTCTTTACCTTTCGCCTTGCCAGGGATTTAGGCATGACGGTGAAAGAACTGGGGGAGCGTATGACTCAGCGGGAATTTTGCGAATGGATGGCTTTTTATTGGGCTGAAGCTAAGGAAATAGAGGCAGCGCAGAAGAAGGCCGCCTCTAAAGCGAGAAAAAAGCGTTAAATCTATCAATCTAAGAGGAGGAGATGGGAAAATGCAAACCCAAGAAAAAAAGGCTGACCAGCAAGCCAGCCTCAACGAGAAGCAAGGTTTTTTAGCTGAATATCTTTTGAACTTGGAACGGAAGATAACTTTGCTTGAAAAAGAAGTGGCTGAACTGAAAGAGCGTGTTTCAGCCCAGCCGGAAGAACTCATGAGAATTCTTTACAATGACATGAAAAAGCGCGGCTTGAACTTAATTGATGAGCCCAGAGTCGCCTTTGAAAAGGTGCTACCAAACGGCACCAAGGTAGTTGCCATTGATGGCGGCATAGGTGCCGTAGGTAAATACCTAGACAGGATCAGGGCTTCAGCTGTTTCTTCTGCCGATCAACAAAGGTCCTGATATAACCGCAATTGGTACAGATTACATGGATAACCGGAACTTCGCCCAAAAAACTCCATATTAATTGAGCCATTATCAAACTCGTAAGCGTCTATGCTCATTTCAGCCTTTTCGCAATTTGGGCACTTGTTTTGGAAAGTAGGCCAGTTATCTTTGAACGGATCTGACACCGTTAATCACCCCCTTCCTCGACGAAATACATTCACCCAATGCTATGTTTCGACGAAGAAGGGGGTCTACCTTTGAAAAAGAATGTCGAATTTGAAAGTATCTGGAACAGGAAACCCATTTGCTTCCTTAGTTAAGTTGTCAAGTGTTACTATTTGCGACACTACAGCAATAGTCCAATCATCCTGACCAATTCTAGGGTTTTGAAGCAGCTTCCCCAATTTGGTTAGCGTAGTTCCTACTTCCTGGCTGTGTGTGGTTAATGTATTAATATATTCTTTTTCTTTACCGGACATATTCGATTCTTGCCCACAGCCAGCGAGAACAAAAATACTAATCACGCAAATAAGCAAGACAGACAAGGCGATACGCAAGGTCAATTCACCCCCTTTTGTTTTATTTTAGCATACCATGGGGACGCTAAAGGCTTTACTACTTAAAAGTTCCGCTAGTAACTTCGATTGATACATCAGGGATGGGGGCAACTTTAAGCCAAGTAATGCCATATGATTTTTTGCCAGGCTGAAGGTTTTCCGGATAGAACGCGTCAAATCCTAGTAGATTACCGTCAACATCCCGAGATTCAACCTTGATTGTTCCAGAGAAGATTTTGCCGCTAGTATTTTCGACCCAAATAACGACTTTGTGTTGCCCTTTAGTATTTATCATGTCTTGTATTTCTCCAGATACTTTGATTTTGGCAAGTTCTTCTTTGGATGCACTAGAACCACAGCCAGCAAGAATAGAAAGACTAAGTATACAGATAAGCAAGAAAGATAAAACGTTGCGCAAGTTAACCACCTCCTTTTTGTTTTATTTTAGCATACCATGTTGAAAGCGGGGAAATAAAATGGCAGAAGTAGGGACATTATTTGTTCGTATAGGTGCAAAAATAGATCAGTTTGAAGCCGGAATGCGCAAAGTGCAGGATAGGCTAAAGCAGGCGGAACAGCGTTTTGAAGGTATGCGGGCAATAGGGCAAAGATTTACAGCGGTGGGCGCAAAGATGGCTACTACTGGTGCAGCTATGGGAGTAGGATTAGGAGCAGCAGTCAAAATAGAGGAAGAGGCCGCCTGGAAGAAGGCGGCCTCGAAAACTAAAGGTCGAAGGGGGTAGTGATTACTGTAACAGAAGCTGAGTAGCTTGTTGGACGTATTTATTTCCCTGATCCAAATGTATCATGGCAGTTTCTAGTAAGGTTTCATCTAAATCATCGATCGCTTTTGGTAACTGTTTGGCAACTTCTGTAAATTCATCCATAGCTAGTAGGTAATAACCATGAACTTCAGTATATTTTTGGGGGACTTCAATTGCTTCAGCTTCTTCTTTTAAAGTTTCCAACTTAATAAGTTGTATGGCTACCGCAGAGCGCCATTCGCTGTCATTTAAGCGAGGGGATTGTAGTAACTCCCCTAAGCTTGCTAGGGTTGAACCAACTTCTTGACTATGTGTGCTTATACGTTGTCGATATAAACCTTCGTTCGATGCTGACGGCAAAGAAGTGTCACGCATGGGTGTTTCAGAAGAAGGGTTGATAATAGCGATCACAATAACCATAAGAACGACGGCGTATACAAAACCTGCGAGCGCCATTTTCCAGGGGGTTCGACTTCTGAAACCAGGGATTGGAATCATAATTCCACCTCCTTACTTTTTAAAGGGTTAACTAAGCATTTTTGTGATTGAAATTCTTCTTCTGTAAGAACGCCTTGCTCTTTTAGCTTTGCCAGACGCTCTAGCTGGTTAATTAAATCATTTGGGGGTGTTGATTGGGGTTGGGCTGTGCCGGAATGAGGTACTTTAGTTATCTTTGCCCTGACGTAATCAGCAAAATCTCGGACAAGGTCTTTGGGTACCTGCTTAATTTCTGCTTTGTTACCGGAAGCAAAAATATCTATTTCTCCCCATAATAGGCCGGTACTATACTGAATAGACGTTATTTTGTCGTACGGAAAGTCCTCGACTTTTAATGAAAATAC